CACCGATGGTTCCTTTGTGGCAGTGAATAAACCAGGCCGACTGAATGACGCGGCGCTTGGTATAGAGCGGCCAGTTTTCATCCCAGCGGTCAACCGACAGCGACCACGCCAGGTAAGGTAAAAACTTTGCCGGACAGGTCAGCGGATCCCAGAGCTGCCGCAGCGGCACCGGCACGTTTTCAAGCGCGGCGCAGGCGTCGGCGGCGGCTACCTCCAGCGCTGATGAACCGACGGGCAGCAGGCGATCACTCATCGTAGCCACCCACTTTTAAGGTGTAGGCGGTGCAGAATGACGCCTGCGTCTTATCCAGTTCGATGTCAGCGGCGGGGCTTTTCAGCTCCACGCGCTGGACGCCCTCAACGTGCAGCGCGGCATAAATCGCCGACAGCCGGATGTCGCGGCCTAACCGGTGCTGTGCGGTGGTGTAGGCAATCAGTTTTGCTTCGGCGGCTTCGCGGATGGGTTCGGCTTCGGGACCCGGAAACAGATACAGCACGGCATCAATGGTGTAACTGACCACGGTGGCAGACTGGACGGTCACGCGGTCAGCCACGGGGCGCACGTTCTCGTCATTGAGCGCGGCCTGAACCACCGCCAGCAGGTCCGCGGGGGCGGTGCCGTTGCCGGTCTGTGCCAGCACGGAAATCGTCACGCAGGCAGGCGAGGGGCTTATCACCGAAATATCCGCCACCCGCCCGTCAGCCGAGCGCCCGTGATACTCATAGGAACCAACCGGACCGGCGACGCTTAGCCCTTCAAACGCCTGCTGCGCCCGGATACGCAAATCCGCATCGCTTTCCATCACTGCCGCGACAGCAGGCACGGTGACCGTATCCGCAGGCGTGATCGTCAGGCGCTCCACGCTGAACGTGGCGGCGATATTGTCCAGGTCTGTGCCGGTGGCATACGCCAGCATCACTGCCTGCGCCGCCTCGTTAACCCGCTGACGCAGGATCACTTCGCGGTAAGCGTTTTCCTCCAGCAGCTTCACAATGGGTTCAGATTCCAGGGTCAGCGTGCGGGCGATGGCGGCCTGCTGGTCTTCGGGATACAGCGATACCAGCGTGGCTTTGCGCTCCGCCAGGAGGATTTCGTAATCCAGCACCTCCACCACGTCGGGGGCGGGTAACTGGCTCAGGTCGATAGTTGCCATGGTTCAGCTCACGGGTAAGGTTAAGGAAATGGCGGCGGACGTGTCTTTGCGGGTGCCGGCGAGTTCCACCACGGCTTTCCCGTCGAACGTCGTTTCAAACGTGATGCCGGTCAGGCTGACGCGTGGCTCCCATTTGAGGATCGCGCTGTAACAGGCCGCCATAATTTGCAGGCGCAGCGCCGCATTCTGCGGGCGGTCACTCAGCATCGATAGCAGTGAACCATAGTCACGGCGCATGACGCGGGAACCGACGGGCGTGCGCAAAATGTCGCTGACCGACTGCTGGATATGTGCCAGGTCTTCGACGCTGCGCCCCGTGTCGCGAGCCAGGCCGGTGTATTTCGCGTTCGTCATGACGGCACCTGCGTCTGACCGCCGCCCGTCTGGACGCCGCCGTGTTTATGGGTATGCACCACCACGCCGTTTGACGTCAGGCTGCCGCCTGAGTGAGTGAGGTTGCCGGTCATCGTGCCACCTTGTTTCACCTCCAGACTGCCCGTGGTGAGCTTGTGGGTGCAGACCACTTCCGGCGTGTCGAGCGTGATACGCGTTTTCGCCGTGCAGGTGATGTCCGGTGCAGTCACCGCGACTTTTTCCGAGGCGTTCACCGTGGCGGATTTAATGCCGTTTGCCAGCAATGCGCCTGTTTTGGGTTCGTACTCGATCACCGCGCCGTCAGGGAAAGTAACGTGTACGGCATCGGCTGACGCTGACGGCGCGGGGAATTCATCAGAGAAAACGCCTGGCATCACAAAGGCGGTATCCAGCTCACCGCCCAGGCAGAACAGCAACACCTGTTCACCCGCGGACGGTGCCCACCAGGAACGGGAGCGCCCTGCGCGGGAGGTCAGCCAGTGCAGCCAGCCGGTGACGTTGCCGCCGGTGTTCACGCGACAAGTTGCCGCCTTTAAATCCACCTCGGCAACGGTGCCAATACGGATCAGATTGCGCAGTAGGCGCGGAATGTCGTTGTGGGGGATGGATGTATTCATGGATAAAAGCATGCCACCCTGTCAGGCGGCATACAATTTAAGGCGGGTTGATGGCGGGTGGCACAACGTGGGGATCACTGACTGAGGAGTATTAGCTCAAACTTGAGCAGACACATTTCGAAGGTAGAACATCATCGAAGCTGACAGTCTGGTTTGAGCGAGGAGCGAAGTTCCAACTCCGCAATTCCATGACTAACATTCAGGTGTCTTGCTCAACGGGGAGCAGGTCACATCTTCACATGCATGAGGAGCAATTTAGACTGTATGATTAAAAAATAGAAGACAGTTCTCGAGCGGTACCCTCCCCCTTTTGAAACACCTATTTTTTAGTTAAATAGAAACACCTGAAATTTTTTAAAGAAGAGAGAACACCATTGAATCAGTAACTTCAGTGATTTCATTTGAGAAAAATATTTCAAATTCTCTAAAGCACTTAAGCTTCTCAATAACTTCTATATTTGACATATCGCTTCTTATCAACCTTCTAATGATGACATCATTTTCATACGTTGCAGGAGTTTCTACGTGCTTGTATAGATCAAAGTTTTTAGTAGTTTCAATTTGATTTCTGAAGTATATGTCAATGTTGTTTTTCATCTCTTCTTTGTTTTTATACAAATGCAAGTGAGCATATGACTTTCCTTCAGCGTGAAGCATTTCAAGGTCCTGCCCTGAAAAGTAATTAAAAAGAATATGTTTATCTATGACAGGTACGTTGTTTATCGCACACCCCGTCAAAGCGTAATTACTTGATAGAATATAAGAGTGAAATATGCAGTTAGGTAATACTTTAATTTTTGTAAGTTTTTCAAAATACTCAGTATTGCTCTTAATGAATTCAATTTGCCTCTTAACCTGTTCAGTACCATAAGAGACTCTGTTTATACTATTATGCATGCTGACCGGAGAGTCCAAAGAGATAATTGACTTTAAGTCAATTATCAAAATACAGCTATCAATTTTAATTAATAAATCAATTTCTTCATCGATATTATTATGCTTTAATAAAATATTAGATAATATAGTAATGTCTTCTTTTTTTACTTTATGGTTTTTCTGTAATACTTCTTTTAAAGTGTTAACTACTTCTACTTCAAAATGACTGCCTTTACTTGTGAAGTTTACTTTGAGGGATTTTAACCAGCACTCGACTGTTCTTTCGGGCATGGGAGCAACTAAAGCACCGATGAGTAAAGATATCTTATTTTCACTGGTTTTTAGTAATGGGAATGCCCAAAGGTCTTTGAACTTACCACCATCATAAGTTAAAAAATTTATAATTTTGTTAATTTTTGAAGGCTCTATATTACAGGTTGTTTTTAGTGCAATGCATAAATCATCGATAGAAAATTCTGATGAAAAAGATCGTTCGTTATATGGAGTACTTGAATTAATCATCTCATTAATTTTATGTTTGAATATGTTTTTAGCAAGTAGAATTAAATGAGAATAAACCATTATGATTTCTTTAATGTTAAATCCATACAGGGATGTTTTCTCGATTACGGAAAGATCTTTGAATTGATGAAATGTTTTCATCAAATTTATTAAGTAAAAATAGAAATCTACTTTATTCTCATTAGTGCTATCTTGAACTTTAAATACTTTATTTCTCCCGTTCTTTATCGCGGTTAATTCTTTAATATTCAAACTTTGATTGCTAATGGTATCAAATCTATTTTGCATCTTTTCAGAATAGATATAAATCATTTTACGATATTGACATTCATGACTGGATTGGTTGAATTTATTATTCTTTTCTTCAAAAATGATGTTGTTATCATGTCCTATAAAATCATACATTCCATACAGAACACCATTGTAGTGGCTTTCAATTGTTCCATAGCAACCTGACAAATAACATAGTTTTTGAATAAAATCATGGCGCTTGATAGGTTTTTTGCTGCTATGATTTGTTTTTTTTGCATAATGCAGACAAAAATCAATAGCGCTGTTGACAGAATCAACACAGGCATGTGAGCTTTCTTCGTTAGACATTCCTAAGCGTTCAGAATGGGAGGTTAATATATTTTTATGCTCATGTGCCGCGTGCCATGTTGCCATCACGCTCAACATTAACCTGCCATTTGATACAGAAATAATATCTTTTATTGCCCTTTTATAATCATAATTTTTGGGGAGGTTATCACTATGCAGTAAATTCATTTCATCACGAATCTCTTTCAGCTTTCGCGAAGTATATTCTGTAGCTTTGAATAATTTAACATCATCTTCTTTAAGCGTAAACTCCTCGCTTTCTTTTCTCCACTTCTCATAAGAAAAATCAATTTGCGTAGGTTTCTTGGTTTTAGAGTTTTGCATCCAATCAATGAAGTCTGTCATGTTAACCTGTCGTTTATTTGAAAGTGATTATGAAAATTTCTTCAGAAATCCATGTCATTTATTAGATTTCTTCCACATGAGTAATAATTTTTTTTAATTTTATTGGGATGATATTATTCATAAGTATTATGAATAATTCCACTTAATTA